CTTCGCCGATGCACTACGTGCTGCATATTTGTATATTAACTAACTAACTATTATTATAGTAATGTTAGAAAATAATTTTTAAAAATAAACTAATTTTGTTTTAATTATTCAGAATCTTTAGTAAAAAGTTTAAATCAATAGTATTTAGTAGTAATTAGTTCTTTTTTTAAAGTTTTCTGACTTGTCTTGTATATTTTTTTTTAACTTATCAGAGTTTTTAGTTCTTTTTTTTAAGTATTTTGTATTTTTTTCATTTTCAACAAAAATACAAAATGTTTCTAACATATTTGTTAGCATATATCATCACAAAACATAAATGTCTTTTTCATTTATTGATTTTCAGTCTCATTTACTTGATTATTTTACTATTTGTCTAATTTTGATTAATCACAGCATTTATGGTCTCATAATTGTAGATAAGTTGATATTTATGCTAACAAATGAGTGTTTACATCATTTCAACAAAATATCATCGCCGCATCCCGCTGCATATATGGTCTCATTAATTACAAATCATTAGTTGTAATATTTCCAGAACTCGGCACATAATTGCCATGAAATTGCAAACCCGTCAAACCAACATAACTCTTTTTTGGCTCTATTGACATAAAATACTTCTGTAATAACTCGATCCGACAAGTCTTCGAACCCGACGCCCTATTTGAATTCAATTTCGCCCTATTCGAAACCTCGTCTTCACCAGTTTTCTCAGGAACAACCATGTGTCTGATATCTATTTGTTCACCATACCAACGAGGACATGTAGATTTATACATATAAAAATCCATTATATATAACTTAGTTCTTTTTTTTTATGTTATAATTATAAAACTATAATTTTCGTTCCTTTGAATTATTTTTGGAGAGAATTTCATTTTGATTCAATAATAGATTCTTATTATAAATATATATATGATATAAATTTTTACAGTTATCATTCACCTCATCATCCGTTTTTCCTAAATTTTTTTCCAATTCTTTGCAAGATATCCATTTTCTAAAATAATACATCGATACCAACCCCATTACACCAGAATTATAATTATTCATAATATATATTAACTATTATAAAATATTTAATATCTATTAATTATTCGCTTTAAAACCTATACCCCTTACACCCAATTCTGTCTTGGTTTTCTCAACCAAAGCACCAAATGATAATTCCACAGTATCACTATCTTCATCGAATTTGTCATACGAATCCGTATCAGCAGACATCACAGTCGTTTCAGCCAACGATACTATCACATCATACGGATTCGCATTCGCACCAGGACGACGATCCTCCAAATATCCACAACCTTCCACAAAACTACATCGAGGAATCCTTACCGATGCTGTTCTATCCGCAACACCGCTTGTAAATTTATCCCAACTCGAAGTCTCATGAAATCCTGTCATTCTCATTTTATTATATTCACCATAAACATTCATATGTTCCAAATGTTTCTTTTCCAATAAATTTACAGCCTCCATTATATATTTATATCCACCAGGTCTTCTCATCAATATAGTACTATAATTCGTGTGTAAACCACTACCATTCCAATCACCATCTTTTGGTTTTGGATGAAAAGTAACACCATAGCCCTCTTGTTCAGCTATCCTTTGCAATACATATCTGAATACAGTCAGATTATCTGCCGCCTGTAATCCAGAACCTCTAATCTGAAATTCACATTGACCAGGAGCAACTTCCAAATTCCAACCACAACAATCCAAATGACCTTCAATACATATCGTCTCCTTCATTACCTTTTCGGCTATCGAACGAACCTTCGATACCTCATTACTTCTTCCTACACCACAATAATACTTTCCTTGATTTTCAGGAACAATAGAACCATCCCGTTTCCAACCCAAAATATCCATCGTTTCCAAATCATAAAAGAAAAATTCCTGTTCAAAACCAAACCACAAATCACTATTCTTCAATTTATTCGACTCAAATAATTCTCGCGCAAATTCTCTTTTATTATCAGGATGCGGCTTCAACTTCACACGCCTACCTTCCAAATCACCATACACCTTATCAAATTCATCTTGTCTCGCTTTTATATCAGTATCATGAATCCATGACGATATCTCTTCCTGTATAGTTGTCTTTTGACCACTCATTGTTGACATCAATCCAGTCTCGAATTGTAAATCACCATCATCATCTCTATCGGGAATCCACAAATCACAAAATACAATCTGCGAATATTTTTGATTATTTAACGTTCTAAAAGGATCCATACATTTAAAATAAGGACGCAAATATACCTCCGAATCCTTTGCATCAGATTGACCTGTAGAACTCCCATCGAAATTCCAAATAGGCGTTGTCTTTATTGTATCATCCCAACACACAGATGGCATGATTTTTGTCTTTGACCTAAAATTACCTTCGGCATCCTGCCACACATACTCCAATACTGCTCTTTGTTGTCTTTTTCTTATCGGCATTATATAATATTTTTATTATATTCTTTTTAATATATTTTTTAATATATATCTTCTTTTTCATCATAATCACTAGTAAAACATTCTTTATATATTTTTCTAGTTTGTTTCTCTTCATATATTGTAATACAAAAACATAAATATTTTCTTACAAATTTACTCCACATATATTATAGCACTATTAAAATAATTATATATTCATTTCGGAACATTTGTCAATCATTCTGATTTTAAACAAGTTCGTCATTAACATAAATATACAAATTATTTTAAAGATTTAGTCTTTCCACGAAATCCCTTCTTCTGTCCACGGGCAGGTATCTGCTGTTGACTCTTCGTTCCGGTTCGTCAAGGCTTTATAAATTTCTTCGGTCCAAATTCCTCTTGCATTCTAAAAGACCTCACATCATCTTTTTCACAGTGCCTTAATTTACGTTTTTTACAAGGATATTCTTTCTTCAAATCATTTACATAAAAACTCGGCTTCGATAAAACATTCCCCATATATTATTATATATTCATATCACTTTAAATTTCTATCTCATATAAAATATCCGTTTGCAAAATCTCTGTTTCTAGTGCCTTTTTCTCAGTTTTTTCTACATTTTTAACCTCTTTCATTTCTTTATAAACAGGCTTATCCTTTTTATCACCCTTTTCTCTTACATAACACCAAAATTTAAAACAATTAACCAATGAACTCATTTACATTAATCTAAGATTAAATTTCACCCATTGCCTCCTTTATCATAACACGCCGTTTGATCGCTTTCACTATTCTATCCTTATCTTTATTCGTTATCTTTTTCGTAAATGTAGCAACCATGTGTTGCCACATAGTATGCTCCTTGTGTCCTAAAGTTAAATAATTTGGATGCTCTTTCTCCCAATCTTCCAACATTATAATATGTTTCACCCTGATCTGTTCGGCAGCTTTAATTATTTTCTCCGCATCTTCCTTCTTCCACTCATCATTATCCTTTATATAAAATTTATTCCTCTTTTTATCCACACAATGAATCGGACGCTTATTCGCCGATAAATCCTCCAATTCCTTTATCACAACATTCGATACACCATCTTCCAATCCTAAACTATTCGTTTTTAAAACATCCTTCACACTCAATTGTATCTTTTTCACAAAATCGTCTAAATTTAACGCGTCTTTACAATGCTCATTCAAATATACATTGATAGATATGTTATTTGTATTATTTGTAGTTCCTGCCAATTTCATGGCATTTTGCACATCATCAGGCTTCCAACTTATTTCTCTCAATAATTTGATCATATCTTCCTTACTATAATCAACTTTCTTACATTTCTTTTTATGTTTTCTTAAACCTCCTCTCGTGTGATATTCCTTTTCACAAAATTCACATATATAACTTTTGCAACTTTTTGCAACTTTTTCATCTATTTTGGACCCATTTGGACCCACATTTTCTTTGTGTTTTATGGTCTGTAAATGTTTATCATAACTACTTTTTCTAAACGTAAAATAATCACAATATTGACAAGAATATGATTTTGCAACTTTTTGCAACTTTTTCTCTTTTTTGGACCCCATATATAAATTGTCCAGATTTATTTTTAAGTATTTTATTAATTACTCGATTTAGTTCCTTTTTTTTAGTGCCTTTTTTTAAAATTATGTAGGCAAATTTTTTAGACAAAAAAATGCGTTTTCCCCCCATCATCTAGACAACAACCTAAAAAAAGGAACTAAATCGAGCGGTTTTTGAATCTAAAAGTTTCTCATATATAAAAATTGGACAAATATAATTGTCCAAAATACGATTTCAAAAAAACTTTATAAAAAAAAAGCCACGGATTTAGTTCCTTTTTTTTAGTGCCTTTTTTTCAATAGTTCATTTTATTTAAATTGAAAAAATATTTAATAACTTTATACTATGTTATACTATGCAAGACACGGGACTCAATAGAAATACAAAAGATCAATATTTCACCAAAAAGGAAGTTGTAGATACTTGTCTTCAACATTGGTATGAAAAAATTACCCCCAAACAAGACGAACTAATTATTGAACCTAGCGCCGGAAACGGCGCTTTCAGTAATAAAATCATGGATACTCACATCAGCTTTCAAGCTTTTGATATCGACCCAAAGTCTAAAAAAATTACAAAAATAGATTTCCTACAACTAGATATCGATATATTTCCACACAAAAAAATTCATTTTATTGGAAATCCTCCATTTGGTAGACAATCCTCAATTGCTAAAAAATTTATTAAACATATTTGTAAATCTACAAAAACAGAAACATTAAGTTTCATATTACCAAAAAGCTTCAAAAAAGAAAGTATGCAAAAAGCATTCCCTCTACAATTTCATTTAATATCTCAAATAGATATTCCTAATGATTCATTCTTGATAAATGGAGAGAATTATAACGTTCCTTGTGTTTTCCAAATATGGAAAAGACAAGACATAGATAGGAAAATCTCTCCAATATTAAAACCAAAAGGATATATATTCGTTAAAGATAAAATGCACGCCACATTTGCTCTCAGAAGAGTTGGAGTATATGCTGGAAAAATAATAGATATGCTTCAAGATGGTATCGATTTCGAAAATCTTTCCGACCAAAGTCATTACTATATCCAAATAACAGAAAAAATATCTTTCAAAGAAAGAGATTTATTAAAAGAAAAATATTATGATACAATAACATGGAATCATAATAATACAGTCGGACCAAAATCAATCGGAAAACAAGAATTTATAAAACAACTCAACACACTATTTTAACAAGTCAAATTACTATGAATCCATTTTCTTAATAAAACATTCGTTGGAGTCAAAACATTTTGCATACTTAATAAATACAGTTGGATATTTCCATCAACACTCTCATCTTGCATCAACTTAAATACATTAAATACAACACGCAATAAACGTTCATCATATATCTTTGTTATACCTTCAAAAACATTGTCTATACTTATAGCAGATTCTTCAGCATTTTTAAATAAATCCGGATTTTCTAATCCCAAAACATTTTTATACAAATTTAAAGTATGTGTTATTGACGTTTTATCTGTCTTACTATATGTCTCAGTAAGTTTCGTAATACCCTTTATTGCCAAACTCAAAATATGATTATATACTTTATTGTTTTGAGGCTTATACCATTTATAATATCTACGAATAGCATGAAATAAATAATATAAATCATCTTTATTATCAGCCTGCCACCATCTAATAGCACCCTGGTAATAACTCGGCTGTTGTAAATGTAATAAATTATCGGAAACACTCACTTTTGTCCCAGTTGGACAAAATGATAATAATCCGAGTTGAATCATCACTTGCAATGGTTCAAGTATCATATCAGTTCGTTCTTTTTGCGATTGTAGTGTATTCATTAATATATATTGTACATATGTTTTTAAGATAAATTTATCTAAACAATTAATGTAAAGAAAATAAAGATACACGTATATTTATATTATGCAACGTATAGACGTATCACTACCTAACGATAAAATAGTTATTGAATTCATACAACAAAGAGATATTGATAAAATTAAATGGTTGAAATTAGGAAAAACCATGCATAAACAAGGAATGGAAGAAATTAAATGTTTTAATAACGAAGAATACCAAACAAATATTACCAATATTAAAAAAATGTATGAAGATAAAATCGTAAAACTCAACAATAATTTGGAACAAGAAAGAGACACTAAAAAAGAAATGCTTAAAATACACAACTCCAAACTAATTTCTCTCCAACAACAAATTTCTGAACAAGTTAAAATTTTATATTCAGAAAAAATACAACAACTAGAATCTATTATTCAAGAAAAGAAAATAATAATAGATAAAAAAAATGATAAAATAGATTCTTACACTACAAAAATGTATAAAGAAATGCAAGATAAATTAGATGAAAAAGAAGATATTTGGTTGAAAAGATATGAAACCATTAAAGAATCTTATGAAGTTAAACTAGATATTGAAAGAAAAAAAACAGAAAAACAATTGCTACGTCAAGAAAATTCCACATTAATTGGACAAGATGGTGAAGCTTTGTGCGAACAGCAGCTTAATCTAATGTGTCCATCTGCTAGCGTATTAGATACACATTCTCAAGCAGGTAGAGGGGATTTTGTTTTATCATTAAAAGGAGTTAATGTAATGATAGAAAATAAAAATTATACCAAAAATGTTCCCAAACCCGAAATTTTAAAATTCTATAGAGATATCAAAACAAACGGAGATATTCATTGTGGAATATTATGTAGTCAAAAATCCGGAATATGTGCTAAAGAAGATTATTCACTCGAAATAATTGAAGGTAAACCCATAATGATGTTGTATCATACAGCAAAACATCCTAATAAAATAAAACTAGCCATTGATTTACTATTAGCATATGTAAACAATGAATCTATTAATTTAGACGATAAAGAAATATTAGATAAATTAAAAAATTTCTCTCCAACATTGAAAAAAAATTTATCCAAAATGAAAAAATTAATTAAAAAATTCGAAAATGATATAACAACATGCTTAATAAATGAAGAAGAAATAACAAAACAAATTTTTGCCACATTAAAAATCAAATAATAATATATATGTTATATTTTTGTAAATACAAAGATTTTTTCGGTAAACCTAAAGAAGGAGCTCATAGTTATAGATATATGAATATAGCATTAATTGATGTGTTTTTTACTATTTTACTAGCTAAATTTATTCAATTCTATTTTTTTTTCGAATACAACATATTTATTATACTGTTTTTTACCTTCATTTTAGGAATACTAATGCATAGATTATTTTGTGTTAAAACTACTATAGACAAATTACTTTTTGGATGAACGGCGTTTTCCACGTTTTCTACGTCTTCTTGGTTTTCTAGGTTTATCTTGTTTTAATAGATAAAAATATGTATCTTCAATATTTTTTGCAGACATCCTTTTTATATAATTAATTGGCTTCTTTTTCGTTTTATGCATTTTTTGAAATAGTTTTCTTGATTTTTTTGACTTACGTGTTTGTAGCACCAATCGTCTAATATATTCTTCTTTCATGTCATTGTGTATATTCTTATTTTTTTTATAATCTGACGCTCTATTTAATTGATCTACATTCCGAATAGCATACTTCTTTTTTATCGGCACCAATTCACGTTTTCCTATATTATCTAATGCATAAGGTGTTAATATTCTTTTTTTTCTTGTTTTTTTACGGCGGGTCATATAATATAAAAATATATTTTTATATTATATATAATGTCAATACCTATACCATCATACGATTATGTTTTCAAACTCATTATTATAGGAGATTCCGGAGTAGGAAAAACATCTTTATTAAATCGCATATGCAATAATAATGTAATAGAAGAAAACACACCAACGATTGGTGTTGAATTTCAATCCAAAATAGAAATGATAGATAATGGTCAACGGGTTAAATGTCAAATGTGGGATACAGCAGGTCAAGAAAATTTTGCACCCATTATAAAAACGTATTATAGAGGTAGTGCTGGTGCAATTATATGTTTTGATACCACATCCGAAAATCCAATAGAACGTATAAATTATTGGTATGATGAAATCCATAAAAATACATCAAAAATACCACAAATTATAGTGGTAGGAACAAAAATTGATGAAGAGCCTAAATGTGATTTGGATAAAATTTCAAAATTCGTAGAATCAAAAAATATACAACTCATATTAACGAGCGCTAGAATTGGAGTAAGACACGAAATTGTATTGTTATCATTATGTAATAAAATATTTGATAACGTAATAGACAATCAACAATACAATCCTAATGATAAAATGTCATACACAGGAATAAAATTTATAGATGATAATAATAATAAAAGAAAATATTGCGAACTTACTCGTAATAATGTTGAAATGGTGAATTTAACATGCACTGATAAATGTATCATCTCTTAAGTATGTTGATATCTTTGTTTCACCAATAACGAAAAAGACCAATCCATATTATTTAAATTTACTATATAACCCTTATCATTCAATAACTTGATTCTAAATTTTGATAACGATACAGGACCAAAATATAATCTTTTCGTATAATCATAATTACTATTCGAAAATATCTGTGAACCATATCGATTCGATCTGTCTTTTGTTATTGAAATACGAGCCAATACATCCGACGAAGCTGGCGCCTTATATGTATTTATTTCTTCCGTTTTCATATGCCGTTTTATTTGTTCCACAGTATACTTTTGATTCTTTGTTAAATTACTACTCAAATCCCTATTTACAGGTGTATTTCCACAACTCGATAATGGATCTGGAAAGGTTATCACATTACAATTGTCTTCCATTGTTTGTTTATTCCAATACTTTGGTAAACGAAAAGATGTGTCTTTTTCCGCACCTATCATTGTTATTAAATCTTGATTCGGTTTACTATTCACAAAATCGTCCAATATCAACAAAAAATATTTTGGACCTTCCAAATCCAATAAAGCAGAACCAAATGATGTTTTTTTTGCCCTAATTTCTATCTTTCTACTTCTAAATCCAAATACCCAACCCATACTACTATCTATTTTTTGTCCTTTCGCACCACCAAAACAAGCAGTTGGTGTATACATACCACTTGCCCAATCAATTATTATATTCTTTTCTCCAGTATTTTCAATTGTTATTTTATGTCTACTAGAATTGTAAATAAAATTCAATGATACATTTAAATCTACTGCTCTATTATTTAATATATTGATGAGTTCTTCCTCATTATAACTACCGGATGATATATCAAATTTATTCCATGTCCATGTTCTCGGTTCTATTATACTTGTTGTGGAATAAACAAAATAATTTGTTCCATAATCATCATCAAATACATACCAAGTTGAGGGGATTTCAATATTTTGTAATGTTATTTCTAATACATTTGAAATAGGGGCAGATAATTGAATTGTATAATCTGTAGATGGTTCTCTTAATTTTGCAATATCCAACTTTTCCGCTTCCTCATCAATAGTATATGTATCATCCGAACAGGTAATATCATTTATATCTGGGATTTTTCTGTATTTACTATCAAAATTAATAGTTCTTATAAAAAATTCCCTTCTCGTTTGATTCAAATCACCCTGTGGTATACCAGGTATATAATTTTTCAAGTATTTCGATTTTCGTTGAGCTATAGCTACTTGTTTCTTATCCAATAACATATTGGGTTCATCGTTGGAAAATTTTTCCTGTAATTCATCCTCATCTATAGTTTCTAACGCCTCTTCTAATTTTTCCTCCGATAAATTTGTCAATTCTTTTATTGAACGATCTAGTCTTATTCTGTTTTTTTTAGTTTTTAATTCTTCACTCAATTCGTTTCTAGACGCAATTATACTTAAAAGTTTTTTTTTTACCTGATAAAAAAAATTTTCTGAAGTAGGATACTGTTCAACATATTCCTTTATTTTTTCTTCTAGTATTTCTTTATTCAATTCATTTTCCTGTAAATCTAATATCTGTAAATATTCATCTAATGAAAAGTTATCTGGATTATCCATTATATACTATATATCTTTATAATTTAAATTATAATTAAATTATAAACTATTAATTAATATTTTCTTCGCCTTTTTGTCTTTTTACGCTTTCTTCGCTTGCTTCGTGCCTTTTTTTTAGTTCTTTTTTTACGGTGCTTTTTTTTCCTTCGTGTTTTACGGCGTTTCCCACCTTTTAATCTTTTCGTATATTTTTCACCCGCTCTTTTAAATCCTCTTAATTTTTTTTTCAATGTTTTATTTAATGCTCCAGTTATTACTAATCCTTTATTCGTTTCTAACCATTTCTTAATATTATCCCATGTTGTATCTATACGTTTTTCTTCTAGTGCTTCAATAGCCATTCCTATGTATTCTCTATGACGAATTTGTTTATTGGGTAATGCCATCCTTAAATATTCATATAATTCCAAGTATTTTTCACGCAAGTTAGGCTTTATTTCTTTGCCTCTATTCGATAATGATACCAATTTATCAAGAAATACTTCACCAACATCTGTTTTTTTTATTTGAACTCTATAGTGTCCGCTAGAGAGAGGCTCGAACCCAATAATTTCATCTTGGTATTTTTTCCCTACAGCATCACTATTTACATTGGTAAATTGATAAGTTAAATAATACATTATTTTAGCTATTTTTGAATAATTCTCTAATTGTGAACCCATACCCGGAATACCTACATTTTTATCTGTTAATATTTCTTCAACCAAATCATCACTAGGACCATTATCATGTACCAACTCTTTTAACTTTGTATCGAAATTATGGTCTGTCATATAGGTTAACCATTCATCGCCATCTACTTCAGTTGCCAACGGGGCAAATTTTTTCAATAAAATATCATAATCTTTATATAGTTGTTTTCTATCGTCTGAATCCATGCAGTTAAATACAGAATCCCAACGTGGGTCAAATGGACGTTCACCAGATGCTATATTACCATCACTAACAGGTTCTGTTCTTTTTGATTCATTTTCCATATTTTGTTTACCTTTATGAAATACCCTAAGACGTTTCACGACATTAATTAGAAATTTAAACCATTCATCTATATTTGCCCTACTTTTATAAACAGTTTGTCCATCTTGTGTCATCTTTTTTAATCGCTTAGAATCCATATCATCAAATATGGGAGAACAACTAATAAAATAAAATTCGAAATGAGTTTTTTCGTTGTTTTTAGTTTTTATCTCATATTTTATACTTTCTCTTATGAATTGTGATATAGGCATATATTTATGACTTGCTCCTTCATCACGACTTTTTCTAAATATTTTTTCAGTTAATTCTTCATCTTTTACTATATCAAATTCACCTTCACTTTCACTATCACTTTCACTACTGCTTTCCTCCTCACTACTGCTTTCCTCCTCACTACTGCTTTCCTCCTCACTACTACTTTTCTCCTCACTACTACTTTTCTCCTCACTACTACTTTCCTCCTCACTACTACTTTCACCTACATTATCGGGTGGAATTGTTCCCTCATGTGCCAATGTTTCATATAAAGGATGATCGCCATTTTCGGGTGGAGGTTTATTCACCACTTTAAATGAACCAAAATCTTCGGCGGTCAATGTCCTATATTTATTAACTTCTTCTGAAGTTAATATTTCATTAAAATAAATATCATTTAATTTCATTGTTTTGTTGGCACGAAAAATTTGTAAATTTTCAAATATTTCTCCTGAACCAACAAGAGGTCTATCCATATTTTTTCCAGCAGCAGTTCTAATGTGTATAGCATCTCCTCCTTTACCGCGCAAATTTCTCTTGTATTTTAAATGATAATTATAAAGAATTTGCCAATAATTTTGAAAAAATAAGTCTCTCATTTTTTCATCCATTGTAGGCTCCGTAACCAAAGAACAACCGGGTGTTGTCCATCGATATATACTACAAGTTAATGTCCCACTAGGTAATACTAATTCTTGTTCAATATCATCTAAAACATCTTGTAATCGAACAAAATCGAATTTTTCATAAGGTTTTATACCTATTGAATCGTTTAAATTGTGATTACCACCACAACCGTGTGCTGTAACAACTGTTTTCTCTGTATGTTTAATTTCATATGGTGTTAATAATATTTCTGTATCTGAATATTGTGCTTTCACTTTGTTCATCAATGATGCCATTACTAATATATATTGAGAAATTAAAACATCGATTTTTAAATTGAATTAGATTTATCGAAATAAAGATAGAATTATATATTATTATTATTATAATGACTACTTGTTCTATTTGTTGCGAAACATTAAATAAAAGCACTAGAGCCCCGGTTCTGTGCCCCAATAGCGAGTGTAATTTATTGGCTTGTCGGACTTGTGTTAGATATTACTTGTTAAATTCTGCCGAAAAAAGACATTGTATGGGCTGTAAAAGAGCATGGGACAGAGAATTTTGCATCGAAAAATTAACACAATCATTTATAACAAAAACATACAATGAACATCGTAAAAAATTATTATTTGATATTGAAACTGCTAAACTACCATCTACCATGCCTTATGTAGAAGCAACACGTTCTTTAAGTGAAAAAGAAAATGAATTACGTATGCAACGCAAACTATTATATGACTTAGAAAAAGCTCTACGTGATGCCAAAACAAAAGAATGGGAATTAAAAAATCAAATTAAAGATATTCAACGAGGTGGTTTAGGAATGAATGTTAAAAATAAAGAAAAAAAAGTATTTATGCGTGCTTGTCCGTGTAACGAATGTAATGGATTCTTATCTACTCAGTGGAAATGTGGTATATGCGATACTTATGTATGTAAGGATTGTCACGAAATTAAGGGTAAGGACAAAGACGCCCCACATACTTGTAATGAAAATTCATTAAAAACCGCAGAAATGCTTAAAAAAGATACTAAAAATTGTCCTTCGTGTGCTGCTGCTATTTATAAAATTTCAGGATGTGATCAAATGTGGTGCACACAATGTAATGTTGCATTCTCATGGAAAACTGGATTAAAGGTCACAGGAACAATTCATAACCCACATTATTACGAATTCATGAAAGATGGCAATGGACAAAACATCAATAATCCTGGTGCTGTTCAATGTGGTGGTATTCCGCAATTGTATCAATTCAGAACAAAAATCAAAAAGGCTTTTGGTGATTCAATAAAAATGGAGAGACTACAAGTTAGGAATTATCGGGGAGATTTGGTTTATTCGGATGTTACAAACATTCGATTGAATACCTCTGTCCTTAATAATGCATTTGAACAAATGCATAGAGGACTGATTCATTTACAAGAAGTTATCATTAATCCTATGCGGCAAAAATGTCAACAATTAACCGATAATAGAGATTTACGTATCAAATATTTAATGAAAGGTATAGATAAAAAAAATATGATGAAAATGATAGGGAAAAGAGATAAACAACACGAAAAGCATCTCGAGCAACTACAAGTGTATGAATTATTAAATACTATAGGAACAGAAAGAATGGTTCATTGTTTTAATAATTGCACACCAGAAGGCGTAAGAGATTGTGTTAATGAAGTTGAAAGGGCTAGAAATTATTGCAATACGCAGTTATGTAGAATAAGTAATGTTTATAAAAATAAAGTAAAAATAATAAAAGAAAGTTTCTATACTGAAAGTAGATATGGATACAATATGAAAAAAACGGCATCGCGAGTATTTAAATTATCAGATGGCACTGATGAATGGATAAAATTAAATAGATATGGACGCCGTTTCTAAAATAAATTCTCGAAAAACTCAATTACATCCGACAAAATTTTTTTATTTTTTTTGAGAGCGGGACAATGTATTGAATGTCCTCGATGATACATAAGTTTATTGCAATTTGGACATATCCTTTGTGAGGTTTCTAATACTACGGGTTCCGTTCTTTCTTTATATGGACATCCTCTTTTATTGTGTCCTGGTCTACCACAATTTGAGCATTTTCTTGTTTTAATTTTTCCATCTCCCAATATTATTTTATTATAAGGCAATAATGTAATACCAATACCTCTTTTCATATGTGTATAACCAGTAAACAATATAGTTTCCAGATACTCGACCATTGTACTATTTCGTTTCAATAATTCAGCTCGTGATATAAATTTCGTTCCTTTATAAACATACATATTAAAATGTTCATCGTCATATATTCTACTTCTATTATCTGTACAATATTCATTTTTTATATAGCCTATACCGCCTATTTCATTTTTGTCATTAATCATCTCTACTACATAACACCACTCGTAATCTGGTAATGATTTTGGTAATTTTTTATTAAGACCATATACGCAACCCTTCCATTCTTTTCTCTCCAACCATTTTGTTTTTTGTTCAAAAGTGTCAGTATTATATCTTGTAGTTCCAATATATATCATTATTGATTTTATTATCCAAATACAATAATAAAATCAATTTATTTTCTTCGCCTTTTTGGTTCTTTTTAAACCGCCAGCTTTTTTATTTATTTCATGGGAAATGTCGTGTAAAACACAAGTTACTTTATTATCCGAATTACAACCACGAGAGACCATTATAGGATGGTCTAAAGGGTCAGTATTATATAATTCAAGTAATAATTCATCTGTATTTTTATACTTATTATAATAAACTTCGGCAATATCTTCTAATTGTTTTTGTTTATTTCTTAATTCTATTGGAAATTTACCTATACTTTCATAACTCTTAGCATATTCTTTTGTTTTATTTAAATGCGTCATCAATACCATTAACGAAGGATAAAATCTATCATAATCGTGATTAACAAGTATCTTTTTCAAATGACACGAATGCATATCTAAAAAAGTGCCGTACTCTTGTTCGAATTTTTTATATATATTTTTTTGCCTATCTGACAATTTAATTCCCAATCTTTCAATATGAATAGAACTTAACGAACATCTTATGATAATTGCCGAATGATGATCGCCCGCATCATATAATTTATTAGCCAATGATATATAAAAACTGATATTCATTTTGACTTTTTGTAAATTACAAGGTTTAACACCATCTGTTAATGTAAAAATAATTAAATTTGTCATAGCATTATTTATTAATTTCCCAATATGTTTTCTTTTTTTATCTTCAAGAAAACAAAACATTTTTTCTGTTGCTTTTTTCATTTTATGCTGGTGTTTATCCAATTGTATATCAAATTCAGATGTCATTAATTTATGATAAATTGTTTTAAGATTAATTTTTGGAAAACAACTTGCTCTACGCGTTTTTTTTATTGGTATGCAATTTCCATAACAAATATTGAATAATTCACACCCCCTTTCAGAAAGGGCTCTTTCACGTTTGACCATTATATATTACACTGAAATACTTTTTAAATATTGTTTTTTATGAAAAGTATTTATGTAATTTCTCTCCACTTTATCTAAATTAAAGAAGTCAAAAAGAGTATCATCATCTATTACATTAAAATTAATTATAGTTTCTGGGATAAAGTCAAATATATATTTTTCCAGATATCTCATTCGATATCGTGTTGATTCTAATAAATATAAACCAAAATTGGTATAGAAAAAATCACGGATTTTTGTTAATTCATTTATTGAATAATCAACAATTACATAATTATCTCTATTGGATATACCAAATCTTCCAGTATCATCCAAATAAGGAAATCCATACATTTTATGCGCAAAAACAAGCTTTGGCACACCATTCCAATCACATTTAATATTTGAATAATTTATTTTAAGTAATGGTTGATTCTTTTTTAATAAACAAGTTGTTATGTTTTCGTGTGGATGTTCGGCATTTGAAATATCAGAAATGGAGAGATTTTTATACCCTGGTCTCATATTCGTTTTATATACTTGGATCGATGGTATATAATTAAAGTTTTTTATAATTTTATTTATTATAGAAATACCACATAATGGTAAAGATAACTCATAACTTTGATGATTAAAATAAACATATTTTTTCACCGCCTTATCATAAATTTGAACAGGTCTCCATAATGGAAATTTATGTCTTTTTTTCTTTGACATAAAAAAATAACATGTTGGTGTTTGAGCATGTCCATGAAAAGATTTATATGTTTCATCACTATTCATAGTCTGAATTTTTTTTATAGTATATGATAACATTATTTTATACATGCAATGGTCTCGTTTCATCCATATACTTGGTGTAATAAACAATAAATATCCATATCTTGATTTTTTTAACGATGACATTAATGAATGCATTATAAATTGTCTCCATATAGAAATACCATCACTTTTTTTACATACCTTATTTGTAGGAACTTTTATAGTTCCGTTAATATTAAATGGGGGATTTCCTATAATGACGTCTACATTCAGAGTATTTATATCTAAAAAATTGCCATGAATAATATTAGCATCTTGTCCAAATATATCAACAAGTTTTGGAATATGAAACTCGTTTATTTCTACCATCCATAACATGTTGTGTATAATATGATCTCTTCTCTCATTGGGTTCGGGAAATATATTTTGGAGAGAATTATAAAGTATTTTAAATAAATATATCATGAATTCTCCACTTCCACAACAAGGGTCGCACCATTTTATATTAGGATTTTCAAAGAGTTTTTTTGGTATTAATTTAAACATTTTTTCTATCAAATCATAGTCTGTTTTTACTTCACCATATAGTAATTTTCTCTCCACTGTTACATTAAACGACTGATCAAAGGTAATATTTAAAATATTTGACATTATTATATTCCTAAAAGAATAAAAATATAATAATTATACATAATGCTTAATACTGAATTCGTTAAAGAAGTAATATTTTTAGGGATTGGAAAAATTGATGATTACTATGAAATGTATGCGGCTTTTATGCCCTTTATTAATGAATTAGCAAATTTATTTACAATAGTATTTTTCAAACCATATTTAGGAGTGAACTTATACCCACATTCCGTAAACAATATATATCAAAATTTTATGAAATCATTTATTGATATGTTGGCTATTACAGGTATAGCTGCAAATGCTGCTGAATATGGAACATCGTATGACAGAGAAATAGGTCTTGTAAAAGGTGTATTATATGCTGTATTTACTTTCTTTGTTCCAAATGTTTATATGGATGGTTTATTAAAATCATTCAAATATCGATGGTCAAAATTGTTCGTAGGATTGGTTTTTATTTATTTATTAGATATATGCGTTCACGGATTTTCTTATTTTTATATAAAATCAAAGGAACAAGAGATATCCCAAGCACAACAAGAGGAGAAAAAAAAATTAATATAATTTTATATTTTTGACTCATTTTTAAAATATAAAACAATTTTATTCATAATGTGATGATACCATCGTCTTAATTTTGGTCTAAATTCTTCAACATCTTCTAATTTTAACCAAATACCTCTATCTTTTTCATATAATCCGTTGTGAGCAAACACCATATCGGGTGTGTTTTGTAATGCATATTCATATTTAATTTTCAATTCATCTACTTTAAGTTTATCATACTTTACTTCCATTAAATAAGTGTAAAATGTTTTGGTTTTGATAACAATGTCGGTTTGTTTTACTAAGTTGGAGAGAATTTCACGATTACCAAACAATCCATTTAATTCTTCTTCACCCTCTCTTAGTGCTGTTTCTAATTCTGTTTCATCGTTTTCTTTGCCTCCACCAAAATCACTCCACTGTCCTGATGCGCTATGACCACCTTCCACGTTTTCTCTTCCTAAAAATAAATATATAAAGCCTTCATGTCGAGCAAAAGGCAATATACCAGCTCCTCTTTTTACAGTCATTTAATGTATATAAAGAAATCATTTTTTAATCAATTTATTTAAAGTTTCTAATATATAAAAATGAATACTCCATTGAAAGAAACTTTTCACGAAATTGGCGTGTATTCCTTTATAAAATCCGCGTACTCCTTCTTGCATTTTTATCTTTTTTATTATATCTCTATTGTTCCTGTATATTGGTACAGATTTATCAAAGTTCTGCAACTGTAATCTCCGTTTCATTAAATCAATTGGATATGTTATACATAATGCGCCTATACTAGCTAGACCACCATTTATTGGAGCCAAATTGGGATAATTTTCACTTAGAATAGATTGAAATGGAAATAACAATCCCGAAAAACCCCCTGCTTCCAATAAACCCATACTGATCCCTCTATATAAATTGCGATTTGGTGTGAGTTTTAAACAATCATATATTCCCTTATATTTATTTTTATTTGTTTGGAGAGATAAATAGGTTTTCGTCGTTTCTAATGGATAAATAAAACCCATAGATATAGCACCAGATAATATTCCGGAAATATATTTATTTTCTATTTCTTCATTTATTGTTTTAAATATTGCGTAGTTTAATGCATATTGAGGCACCCCTTTAATTATATTCACCCCATTTCCCTTCCATAAATGCCTTATACTCTCCTTTTTTAATACACCCTTTAAGGTTGAATTTGGAATAAAAGATTGCTGCCTTTGAACACGCCATAATTCAAGCGGACCACCTACGGTTTTTGCTACAGCCATAGAAGCACCCGCCATAGCAAAATTTGCTAAACTGTCATTCATATATAAAATTATATATTACTTTAATTTGTTTAGCTTAAAACTTAAATAAAATAATATATTTATTATTTTTTAATCAATTTATTTAAAGTTTCTAATATATAAAAATGAATACTCCATTGAACGAAACTTTTAACCAAATTAGCGTGGAGTCCTTTATAAAATCCGCGTATTCCTTCATTCTTTTTAATTTGTTTTATTACATCTCGATTATTCTTGTATATTGGAACCGATTTATCGAATTCTTGCAATTGTAATCTACGTCTCATTAAATCTGTAGGATAAGAAAAAGATAAAGCACCTATACTAGCTAGACCTCCATTTATTGGAGCCAAGTTGGGATAATTTTCATTTAATTTTGATTGAAAATAAAATAGCCAACCTGTAAAACTACCAAAACCAATTAAACTCATAGAAAATCCCTGATATAAATTTCGAATTGGTGTGCGTTTTAAACAATCATATATCCCTCGGTATTTATTTTTGTTTGTTTGGAGAGATAAATAAGTTCTTGTCGTTTCTAATGGATAAATGGAACCTATAGATAAAGCACCAGAACAAATTCCGGATACGAATTTATTTTCTATTTTATCATCGATAACCTTAAATAAAGCATAATTTACGGAATATTGGGGAACTCCTTTCACAATATTAGTAATATTTCCTTTCCATAAATATCTTAGCCCTTCTTTTTTAACAACATCTCTAATGGTTGAATTGGGTATAAAATAATTTTGTCTTTGTATCCTCCATAGTTCAAAAGGAGCACTCAAGGTTTTAGCACTGGCGGTTGATATTGCTGCTATGCTAAAATTATTGAAAAAATCGTTCATATATAAATTTATATATTACTTTTATTAGCTTAATGCGTTAATACAATATTAAATTAAGTATATTTATAATATACAAATGGTGTGCAGAATAGATATAACTTGTGAAGATAAATTACCAAATAAAGATAAATTAATAATTAGTATTTCTCCATATAAAATAGAAAGAGAGGGTGGATTAATGTTATATAAATGTTTAAAAAATCAATATAATAAAATATATTTTTCAAATGATAATACACATTATTATACCGATTTTACAAAAGAAGACAAATATGTAATATTAAAAAAAATGTTATACAAAAAAATTAAAGAATATGATGAAATAATTATATTTGGTTCTTCTAAAGGAGGAGGTTTACCAGCATATTTATCAAATAAAATTAATTTATTATATCCCAATAAAAAAATAAAGGTGTTTTTTTTTAACCCTTATATAGTAATAAATAATAATATTCTCAATGATATTAAACATATACGAGGTTTTGCACCTTCTATGGAAAGAGTATTAAAAGCAGGAAAAAATGAAAATTTTCTGAATTATTTAGTTGATAATAAAAATATAAATTATTATTATTTTAGTGGAAATGATGGAGCAGACGTTTATTATCATAATTTATCATATGAATATTCTTTAATAAATAACATCAATAATATAGAATTTATAAATATTATTCAATTTCAAAATTTTGTCGATGCTCATTTTATTTTTTTTAAATTATATGAAACTTCCAAAACTTATCACAAAGAAGATAATATATATTATAAAAAAATAATATTCAAAGATATATTTTTAAAAACTCGACAATCTATAGATAAAATATATCAAATAAATTCAAAATACGAACAAACATTTAATATATCAAATATAAATTATAAAAACAAACTATTTGATATTCCTATAAATGATAATAAAGAATTAATGATAATCAACAAAAGAACTAATCGAAAATTGATTATTAAAAAAGAAGGTAATTATTGGGGTCTTGTCGATAATGTAGATATAACAAATTGGAAAAATAATGATTCGATAATAATATATAATAATATTTAATAAATTATAAATATTTTGATAAAATAATAATTTATATATTACTTTTATTTAGCTTAAATATATTATTTCTTTTATGTATAAATGAATAGTTTGATACGATTGACACAAAAAGGTGTAAAACCAAGTTTATTACGTTTAATGACATCAAAAGCTACCGATTACAACGAAAGTTATTCTACTAAAAAAGAAGAACAACACAATAAAATTATTCATTCTGGTGGATTTAAAAGAGACCACGATGACAACGAAACTAAAAAATCATTTTTTGATTGTGAAAATGAAAAATGGTTTCCAGAACAATTAAATTCCGGTGAAAATTATCAGGATAAAATTGTCGATGATAGAGGAAATGGTACTGTATTGTTTCCATACAGATATGGTAATAGCTTTTGGGATCCTCATAACTATTAATTAAATTGAATTGAATTAATTGAAATATATTTATTATAAATTACAATAAATATAATTCAACACAATCAATAAATAATATGGGATTATCATTATGTGCTGCTGCTAGACAACAAGAACATGAAACCACCAAAGATGTTTTTGGAAAAATGTCTATGGAGAAAGATATATCACAAAATGATGTAAAAGCTTGTTTTGGTAATAATAATTGTATTACCTATAGAAAAATAGAATCACCTAATATCCGTAAAAAAATAAGAAGACAAAAAAGAAAATTAGAAAATTTACAAGAACAATTAAAAGAAGTGCGTCAGGCAAAAAGAAGTAGAAATAAAATTTCATATTCGAGGTAGTGCCTTTTTCTCGGTGCTTAATATTTAGTGCTTTTTTATATGTAAATAAACATATATTTAAACATTATTTTAAATATATATTTAATGGATATTGAAACTGAAACCCAGATGAATAAATTTATAAATAAGTATAATTATCTAGTAATTTTTCCAGATAAAAATCCCAAATTATTTAAATCATTAAGAGATATTGAAGATGAAATATCAGTAGCAGCTTCTACTATATCAAAAAAATTAAAAGAAAGCAATTCATGTATATGTCAATCTAAAGGAACAGCATTTTATTTTTTTGTTCATTTGATAAAGGGCTAAATTAATTACAACCACAACCACCCACGTGTTTACCTGCATCACTCGTACTCCCTATTGCCATACCCCTTTTACGCATTAAATATCTAAAATATCCACCATGTTTCATATCTACTTTACCCTTACTAGCACCTTGGTCTCCTGGTCCACCAACAGCATTACTATTTGCTAATCTACCATATCCTTTCATACTCGCTACTATAATAGAGGACTTATTATTGACGTGTAAAGAACTAGATGTTTTAACGGGTTTTCTATTTAATCTTAAGTCGAAAATATAAGGATAACCAGAACCAATATTAACACAATTATTACAAGGTGTTGTATTCATTATATATATAAAGTAGATATAAAATTGATTTAAATATTCGATTTGATATATTAGACAGATATGTCAAAAACCATCGCTTGTAATTTATGTGGTAAAACTTATAAACGCGCTGGTTCCCTAAAACGACATTTAAATATATGCGAAATTATATGCAATTCTAAAAAAACAAAATTATTAAATCAAGAAGAAAAATTTAACGCTCCATCATTGCCAGAACTATATATGATAGTTCAAAAATTAGTGGTGGATAATGAAAAGTTAAAACGAGAAGTTAGTGGATTAAAAAATAAATATTCTAGACGAAGAAAGAAAATAAATATTATAGAATGGTTGAACGAAAACCAACAAACAGAACTTGTTTTAAATGTATGGAAAAATAACATGACAATAAACAATAAAGATTTAGATTTGTTGTTTAATACTGATTTTGAAACGTGTATCGAAATTTGCTTATTAAATAATATACAAACAAATGATTCAACCATAAAAGCATTTTCACAAAATAAAAATATTATATATGTAAAAAACACTAAATGGGAGATATTAAGCATTCATGAATTCAAAAAAATTATTAGTTTCATACAAAGAAAGTTGATGTGTTTATTTTCGCAATGGTCGAAAACTCTTACAGAAAATAAAATATATGGTAGTGATAACATGGTGTTTTTAAAAAATCAACAAAAAATATTTGGTGGGTATAATCTAGATAAAACAATCAAAAAAATTTATAATAAAATATATCGAGAAATAAATGCAGATGTTAAAAATTTAATTGAATATCAAATATCATTTTGATACAATATAAATTAAAGATAATATATTTTTTTATATTAAATGTCTAAAAAATTATTTTGTATACGTCATGGAGAAGCCTTACACAACGTATTATTTCATGAAATAGGACAAAAGGTATATTTATTATACAGAGACACACCTTTAACATCTAAAGGTGTGAAACAAGCTCAAAAATTAGGTAATGAATGGGAAAATTTAAAAAATATGGATTTAATTATAGTATCTCCACTTTTAAGAACACTACAAACAGCCACTAATATATTTTGTAAAAATCCTGATGATAAACCACCGTGTCCTATGGTTGCGTTAGATTGTGTTATGGAATATCCACAAGGATTGGACCAATGTAATAATAGAAAATCGATACAAGAGTATAAATATTGTTTTCCGCATGTTGACTTTAGTCAAATCGAATATAATGAATATCCCTTTTGGAAAAAATATGAAATGGAAACAATCGATGAATTGAATATACGCGTAAACACAATGAAACAATTTATCAATTCTAGACCTGAAAAAAATATAGCGTTAGTATCTCATTCTAGTTATTTAGGATGGTTTCTTCATACTAATATAGGCGATGAAGCAAATGAATTAGAACACTGTAAGGTATATGAAACAATTATATAATTTATATATATATTATATAAATGTTATTACGACAATTAATATTAATTTTAACTGGTAATTTTAAAATAGCATTTTGTCAATTAAAAAAAGTAATGACATCTTTGGTTGTAAATATGTCAGAAATTGTATTTTTATATATATTATTTACTTTAATTTTTTGTCAATATGACCATACACATTGGAATGGTATAGATGAAAAGGATGATGATACATTTAAAAAAAAGTTTTTTAATAGATTATATTTTACATCTACAACTTATTCAACAGTAGGATATGGTGATATTAGTCCGAAATCAAATAGTTGTAGAACAATGACGATATTATTACAAACATTGATTATAATCGAAATAGTAAATTTAGCTTTACATGTTAAACCAGGTCAGTAAGATATTTTCGAAACATATCTGGTGTCATGAGTTGAATACCTAATTCTCTAGCTTTTTCTGCTTTACTAGTATCATCCTTTACATCTTTTACAATCACAAAATCAGTATTTTTACTTACACCACCACTTATATTTACACCAAAAGTTTCAAGCTTTTGTTGCAAATCTTTATCACGTATTCCTGTAAATACTATTTTTTTACCATTTAATGGATGAGTTGTATCTATGTTTATTTTTTGTGGAACTTTATTACGAATTTGCTCTAGTAATCCTATTTTTTCTATAAAACCTATGAATTCTTTAATATGAGGAACAAAAGCTTGTGCTGTTTTTTCTTTAAATCCGGGTAAATCAGCTATTTTTTTTAGTTTATCAACGTTGGATTCTTCACTCCATAATATATCTGGATATTGGGTTAATATAAATTTTAATCTTTTTTCTCCCATACCTCGACCAAATATATTTGTTCCAGCCATCAAGGATTCGATACTAGTTTTTTCAATACTACTTCTTATATTATTATAAATTTTATTGGATAATTTTTCCTTGAAACCTTCTACAGTGATAAAGTCATCAATACTCATCGCGACAATTTTAGGTATAGTATCAAAACCCGCATCAATAATACGTTGTATATTTCCTCTACCCAACCCAACAACACCTATCTTTTCGAAAAAGGCAGCAATACTTTTCATTAATACGATTTGATTTTTTGCTTTATCTTTCAAAACTAAATCTATTTTTGTTTCGTTCCATACAGTATCCATTTCAACAGGTGGTGCTTTTCCTTCTGATGAAGCAACTATTACTTTATGAACCTTAGGTATAACATCTCCACTTCGAATAAGTTGAATAATACTTCCCACATTGATTTTATTTTTAAATATAAATGCCGCATTATGACCTGTAGCATATTCTATTTTTGCTCCACCAATTTCTACAGGTTTAATTTTAATTTTAGGTTTTACATAACCTTGTTGACTAGGTTCCCAAATGACGTCTACCACTCTGGCTTCAACAATTTGGTCTGATAATACCATTTTAAAAGCAAAAGCATGTTTTGGATTACCACTAACTCTTTCGTGTAATTTATCCTGACACACTACTACTCCATCAATTTCCCACGGATAGTTTTCACGCCAATCCAATAGACACTTCGATAGAAATTCTGTATTTATTTCATCGTGTTCAACAACCATATGTTTAATGACATTACCGCCGCATTCCGAAGAATTTGATAACAATTCTATTTGCATAGATGGTTCTAATTTTGGTTTTATGATTTCATATGCCAATACATCTAAATCCTTAACCATTTTAACGTTCATTTTTTTAGCATTTGCCACACCAGCAACGAAATTTCTTGGATTTGCAAATTGTCCTTTATATTTTTTTTCAAATGTCGCCTTTTTAATTATCAATTCACCTCTAACGACAGAATCCTTATAGTTGGGTAAATCCAAATAAGGAATCATAAATGACAGGTCCTGACCGTAAGTTCCATTTCCTCTACTATATAATTTTTTATTTTTAGAATCATACATTATTGAAATACCATCCGCTTTAGCACTAACAACATATTTTCCAGGATATTTTGACACTCGTCTGTCTACCCCTTTTACTGTTTTTTCTTTGTCTAAACTCCACATTTCATATGGTAATTTTACTTTATTTTTTTCAACTTTAATTGTAGTATGTGCTATATTTTTCAATGCATCACACTCAGGATAGTTATCCTCCGCGTGCTCTTTAAGCATATCATATTGTGCATCATTCATTATGGAAACATCATTGGTATTCTCACCATAATACGCTTTATCCGCCCGTATCAATAAATCACTAGTCTCTTTTTCATTTAATGAATCCGGACCATTTTTTAAATATTTTTGTAGCAATGATGATGATTCTAATTTTATCGATTTTTTTTTAGGCACACTTCTTTCGATATATACAACCGATTCAGCACCTTTTCTATCTACAGGAGCTTTGTATTCCATTCCCAAAAAGTTAAATACATCCAACTCTTTTGCAAAATACTTATCCATTTTTGTTGTTTTAACACCATTCTCCATATGATATAATCCATGTTCATTCATTGAATAACCCAATGTTAAAGCCCTTGCTCTCATTAAGGTATTAAATTCCTTACTCCCTGTAAAATATAATAAAGCAAATGCGTATTCAGATTTTGGTGTAAACATAAAATCTATTCTCCTTGCGGGGTTTCCTCTTAATTTAGAGACACCTAAACTTTTGACATCACCGCGCGATAATACTTCAATAAGAATTCCACTCTCAATCAAAGAATCTATAAATTTATGAAACATTAAAACATCATTCTTAGGATCCATTACTATAATATCAATATCACCCGAATCATTTGCACCTCTACGATATGAACCAACTATTTTAAATTCACTGTCTTGATTTTTCACTTTATTGAATATTCTTTTGATTTTTGTTTCATATGCATCGATTTCATTACGTGGTATACGCTTCAATATATCCTCATAATATTTCAATCCAATTTTCTGCTTATCATTAAGCAATTCATCTTTGCGAATTTTTAAATCCTCAATTGTAGATATACCATGATTTTTTACAAGATCTATTGCTTTTTTTGGACCAATTCCATAAACATTTGTCAACAAAAGAACAGGATCGTTTTTAGCATCTTCCAAGTATTGGATTTTTCCAGTTTTAATATATTCACTTAATTTACTTAAAACACTTTTACCAACACCCTTTATACCTTTTAGTTGTTTTACATCCGTAATTTCTCCAGTCATCACCACGATACTATCACGTGCTTTAGTATAAGACCTTGAACGAATATATTCACCCCTATTTATTTTTACTTGAGCTATTTGTTCAAGTAAACTAACGAATGTTTTTTTGTAATTCATGGTCGATGTCATTTTAATATTATTATTAATGTTAGTATTATTTAAATTCAATTTAAATATACTTTGTGGGATATCTTCTATCTCTTTTATTTTAAATAATGATCTGTTTATAGACTTTTTTTTTAATGTATAATTATGTATTTTTATTGGACGTTTTTTTAACGTTCTCATTATATTAAATAAAATGTTATTTTAATACTTTTATATTTATTACAGAGAAATATGTGTCGATAAATTTAGTATCTATAATATCATCTAGATATTTTTTTTTATCCATAGATGTTGTGTTTTCGCTTTTACTTTCTCTTTTTTTTATATTTGAATATTCAGGTTCCAATATTGTTATATTTTTTTTCATATTTATAATAAAAAAATATAAAATTATTATAAAATAAACATGTTAAAAATTAAAAGTTATGGTTCCGCTCAAACAAACGTTAATGGAAAAATTATAAATAAGCAAAATTATGTTTTACGTTCTGATGGAAAAAAAGCACACGTTATAGGACAAGATAATGGAAAAGGGTATTATATTAAAATCGATAATATAGAACAACTTTTTCATAACAACACTGATAAAAAACAATCCACATTATTAAAAAAATTAAACCACAATTTAAAAACAACAAAAAAAAGAAAAAAAAAGTTAAAAAAAAGAAAAAAAACCAAAAAAAGAAAAAAAACCAAAAAAAGAAAAAAAATTTTTAAATTTTATTAATAGATTTCAATTAATAGCTTTCATAATATCAGGATTTTTTATATATATGATACCGGCTCTTTTATCTTGTAAATATTTTAATGCAAATTCTTTTTCCATAATATTTAAATATTTTTTAGATGCATAAATTAAAGTATAAGTTGTGTTTTCATAATAAATATTTTCAATATAAACACCTCTTAATTTCTTAACATTACGAATAAATCCACATAACAATTCCTTGTCTTCCGGGAATCTAAATGAATAAATACAATTATTTTTATGTATAGTTCTATTTTCCCCAGAAAATTCATATTTCGAATAATAATCTAAGCATTTATATTTCAAAGCAATATCTTTAATAGTTTTACTCATTTCACTATTATTTGGTATTTTTGAATAATTTAAAGCCAAATCTAAATTATAACTCATATACTTTTTCTAAATATTATAAATTTTATTCAATATATTTATCCTTTAGATTAATGTAAATATATTGAATAAAATTTATATTTATAAATAATTATTTTTAAAATATAGAAAAATACTGTTAATATATAAACATGTCTTGGAAAAATCAGGGTGGAAATAAAAAAAATCTAAAAGTAAATAATTTAAATGCAGTTGGAGGATATTGGAATTATAAAGATTCTAAATTTTATCATAATAATATAAAACTTTTAACCACAGTTGGAATAGGGACATCAAAACCATTTAGTAGATTGTCCTTTGGTGATTATACAGAAAATTTAACAAATCTTCCGGGAAACACGACAAATTTTGCACATATTTTAGCACTTAATGAAACAGACGAAGGTAAAAATGGCGTCGGAATCGGATATTATAATAGGGGAACTAGCGAATATGGATTAAAATTTATTGTAGGTAATAATGATCACTATATACACGATAGAAATAAAAATATTAAATTATTCATATCCAATCAAGGAACGTTTCTTTTTAATAAACAATTGAATAATGCCACAGGTGCCACAATAGATATTAGTGGATCCATATCGACAAACAGTTCAATCACAATTGGTGATGGCGGGATAGATACTAAACAAAATATCCCAATAGGCACACTAAAATTTAAGAAAAATCCACAAAATACTACACAACAACTATGGATTAAAATTACAGATGCAGAAATGAATGAAGAGGAAAATTGGTATGTTATTCAAGTTGCAGATAAATCAAAAGTAGAAGCAAGATGGAAACCTGAGGGACCGTCGGGAAGCAAACAACCAGATATTTACTATAGTGGTAAAGTATCCATAGATAACGAACATATGACTTCGAAAACTGAAAATATGTTGTCAGTTAAAGGAAATATTATTATAGCAAATAACAATGAAATATTAAAGAAAACATATATTTACCCAAACCAAAAAAATCAAGGTTATTTATTAGTAGGTAAAAGTATTGTAATTAATCCACCAATTGAAAATTATGACGCAGGAAGTCCAAATACAATATTAACTGCAATTAACAGCAACAATAATTTGAATCGAAAAGTTTTACTTAATTTAAATTTAAATAGAAATTCAGCCAAAACTGAAATTGAAAAAGTTAATTTTATGCTAGGGGGATATAATACACATTTTGATAATACTTCTATTAATAATATATTATTCGGAAATAACTCAAGTATAGATGCATGCGATTATTCGTTTTTATATGGCAACAATTGTAAAGCAGACAAAAATAATTTTTCATTTACATTTGGAAATACAAATAAAATTGAAAACCAAGATCCCAAAGCAAATAATATCGTATTTGGAAGTAATCATCAAATAAAAAATTCTGGAAATTGCGCTATTTTTGGAACAATAAACAAGACAAATAGTGATAATAGTTATTTATTTGGAAATAATAATCAAATATTAAACAAAAATAATAGGAACCCAATTAATTTTATTGTTGGGGTTGCAAATCAAATTAAAGATAAGACATCATCAGGTGAAGGAAGGGCAAAAGGGTATATTATCGGAAATACTAACAACATAATTTCTGATAAAAACACATTTACTGCACACGACTGTGATGCAATTATATTTGGCGATTCCAATAAATGCGAATTAAATATGAATATAGATCAAGAAAGCACTATATTAGGAAGTTTAAATACATCATATCATAATAGTATCATTTTAGGCGATTCAAACACAAATAATATGAAAATAACAAATAGTGAAAAAATAGCTAAAAATGAACATACAACATTCATAATCGGTAATAATATAAATAATACATATCCATACACACATTCTGGGTGGATTGACTACAATAGATTAGATACAACAAAAATATACAATCAAAATATCATTAGTGAATTAACAGAAAACGAAACAGCTCTTGCTGCTCAACCACAACCCGCAGCAGAAGCTTTAAACGTATTAAACACAACAAAAACTAAACTGGAAGCAGATTTAAAAGAAATAAAAAATATACCACCATTATTATTAGTGGTAGGTCAAGGAAACACAGATGGGACTTTTGATGCTGACGCAGGAACATTTAGCGTTGATACATCCGGTAATGTTAGATGCACAAATATTGTTATGAATAAACCCAATACAGGAAAACTACGATGCGAAGAAGTACATATTAAAAAATTATTTCATCTTACAAAACAAATACCAATTCATGAATATGTGCATCAGTTTGAATTTAGATTATGGAAAACTGGCGATACAAACATTGATACTAATTTTCATACAATATCGCTCCCATATTCCGGTCAACTTACAAAAATTATATCTGTATTGAATTTGCCAAATATCCAAGCAAAAATCGCGTCAGGAAGTATTAAACCTTTTCAGGATATTGAGTATCAAATTAAAAACTCAAATGAAAATATTAAAACAATAATACACGAAAAAAATACGTCGTATATGGGAGGCACATATCCACAATCTATAATAAAAGAAGAAAAGGGAATTACCGGTTTTAATATACCTAATACACCCATTCAAAATCAATCCATTCAAATTAAAATAGTTAGTTATCAACAAGGATGGTCTGTAAGCACAGATTGGAAACAGTTAACAAAAGTAAAAATTACTTTAGTAATCGATAGGTCTAGTTAATTAAATTGATATTAATTCATTTATTCATATTAATTATATACTAATATGAATTTAACAGAGCCAACTTATCTAGCAAAAATAAATGCACATGAAAGGGATAGCCACGTCATATTTGATGAAGGTCCGCATATTTATACTGTAGACGGTGATAGCAGTTTTACAAGTGTCACTACATGGAATCATTCGCATTTCGGACATTTTGATGCGGATAAAATTATCGACAACATGATGAATGGGAGAAATTGGAAACCTGGTTATAAATATTATGGTATGACAAAAGATGAAATTAAAGCGTCATGGGACAAAAATAGAGATGAATCTGCTGCTGCTGGAACCAAAATGCATTACGACATAGAATGTTATTACAATTTAATGGATATCAAAAATGATAGTATTGAATATAAATGGTTTTTACAATTTGATGATTGGGTAAAAAGAGAAACGAATATGCTTCCATATCGAACGGAGATGATAGTATGGGATAAAGAATTGAAATTATGTGGTAGTATAGACATGATGTATATGAATGAATGTGGAGAAATTGAATTATATGATTGGAAACGATGCAAGGAAATAAAAAAAACCAGTTGGAATAAGTATTCTACGACGGAATGTATTGGTCATTTGCCGGATAGCAACTATTGGCATTATTCTTTACAGTTGAATACTTATAAGTATATGTTGGAAAAAAATTATGGATTAAAAGTAAATGGGATGTATTTGGTTTGTTTACATCCAAACAATAAAACAAAAACATTTATGAAAATAAAGGTTCCTGTATTGGAAGAGGAAATTAAAGATTTGATGGCTTTGAAATTGAAAATGGTCGAAGAGGAAAAATTAAAAAAATCCGAAGAAAAAGCTAAAAAAAAGGTCGAAAAAAAAGATACAATTTGGGATTTGTTAGAGCCTGTCAAAAAAAAAAAGAAAAACAAAGAATGTTATGTTTGTAAAAAAACAAAGGGAACCAAAGTATATATAGTGGACCAATATTTAATGGGTTTAGAAAAATATAGATATTGCAAAAGATGTGCAAATATACAATTAAATAATTATTATCCAAAGAAAGGATATTATTAAGTTAATATAAAAAATTTTTTTTAACATATTTATATAAATGGCTAAAGTAATAACGTTAAAAGATCTGAATGAAGATACAAATGAAACCGAAATGAAAACAGTGTTGAACTTTATTAAATTTTCGTCTCTAACATCACCATTAAATGGTCCATTAAAACCGGGAGATTTGATTTGGTGGACGGATGATGAGGGTGCCGTAGAGATTCACTTTAATAATACTTCTGAGGATATGACTGGAATTATCTACAAAGATGATGATAATGGTAAGTATACTACAAGTAGTAATGATGCTGGTATTGAATTAAATTATAAGACCGACCTCGTAAAATTACCATACGGGATTGCTGCATTATTATTAAATGAACATCCGAAGAAGCCTGAGAATATTTCTTTTAAAACTAGTATAATTACTAATTCACTAATATTGACACAAAAACAACACAAACAACAACTTACGAATATTTACAATGCATTAGCAGGCTTGACGGATAATAAAACGTTGTAATAAAATAGTTTTTTTTGTATAAAATATTATATTTATATAATATATAATGTCAAGCGTTGAAGATTTAGAAAAACAACTCTTAAATTTAAAAGAAGAAATTTCTTCTTTTGCCGAAGAAGCCGCACCAGCTGAAGAAGTCGCACCAGCTGAAGAAGTCGCACCAGCTGAAGAAGCCGCGCCAGCTGAAGAAGTCGCACCAGCTGAAAAAACTCGTGACATCGTATCTGTTGCCACCCTAAATGGAGTTTTCACCGATGAAGACTTAATCGACATGACCGGGGTCGAGGTCGATTCGCAAGTGATATACAACAAGATAATGGCAATGATTGGAAGCCCCGATCCCGATTCCACCGCGGACATCAACGAGGCTGGTGCACTACCATCATCAGTCAAGCACTCACTCCAGAAAAAAATAAACGATATGCGAAAAGAAATAAATGAAGCATCAAAAGGGTCTGCGGAGGCTAAGAATGCCAAACAAGCACATAAAGACGACTTAGAAGCGATTTACAATGCATTAGTGGCGTTGACCGATGTTCCACCAATCGATCAGTCGGCGGCAGAAGAACCACCGGCGGCAGAAGATTTGGCAATGGGGGAGCAGCAGTAGAACAACCGTAGGACCACCCGCAAGCTAAATAATTTCATTTAAACTATATAAAATTTAAATGAAACCAATAATGTGTGCGTGTAAAAAATATGTGGCTTTTATTATATTTATTTAATGTATAAATGTCTACAAATATAGAAAATTTAGAAAGAGAATTGGTCGAACTTATAAGATTGACTAAATTATTAGAATTAAACACACAAGATTCGATTAAAGAGGGGTATCGTAATCCAACAGCCAAAGCCATTGCAAATGACGCATTAGTTTTGGCAAAAAATATTGACACTATTGCTTCAAATGCAAATATTACGGCAACAGAAATACAAACTTATTATGCAGAATTAGAAAATGCTGCTCAAACTAAAAAAAACCAAGCTGATGCAGCATTGGCAGGGGACCCATCTTTAACTAAAGAAGTAAATGAAGCAACAATAGCGGCGACAGCAGCGTTAAAAGAAAAAACCTCCTCGACAGCATTAAAAACAAGGACGCAAGACATAGAAATCCTAACTGGTGGAGCGATGATATCAGCACAAAATCTAGTAGATACAATAGTAGTAGATAATCAAAAAAATAAAGAAAACGCGGAACAAGAAAAAGCAAAAGTAATGATATTAAAAACGACAGTAGATGCAATTAAAATAGAGGTGTCATTAGAATCAAAATTGATGGCTATTGATAAAAATTTAAAATCTAAAGAACTAGAGATTAATAATTTAAAAAATGATTTGAAACAAGAAAGAGACGAAGTTGATGGAGATCAAACATTTAAATTTGGTAGTGATGGTAATGAATTGGCTAGCGTTGAAACCAGGCGTTCCTTGGCTCAAAATATAAAGGACTATAAAGCAGATTTAATAAATGAAAGAAAAGAATCCGATGTTAATTATAATTTTAAATTCGATGCTGATGGGATTCGTAGCCTTAGTTCTAGATTATCTTTAGCTCAAGATAAAAAGGATTATAAAGCAGATTTAGTAAATGAAAGAAAAAAATCGGATGCTGATTATGATTTTAAATTCAATATTGATGGTGCGCGTGGTGGGGATAGTAGATTATCTTTAGCTCAAGATAAGCTTAAATTAACAGAATCGAATGTTAGTTTATCTACAGACAAAGCAGATTTGAAAACGGATTTAGTAAATGAAAGAAAAGAATCCGATAGTAATTATGATTTTAAATTCAATGCCGCTGGTGCGCGTGCTGCTGATTCTAGATTATCTTTGGCACAAACTTTAAAAAATGAAAGAGATATTACTAAGCGTGTCGTAATAGGCAGCAACACGAGAGATTCGTTAGCTAAACAGTTGAATGACGAAAGAACAAATGGAAACGTGAATCTTTATCAGGTTGATGGTTCTTCTGCCACACCTAAAGCTTCACGTGAATCATATAAAAAACAATTTGATGATAAAGCCAATGCGTTGACTACAATGACTAGTTTAAAAGAAGCATACAAATCAGATTTAGTAAATGAGAGGAAGCCTGATTGGAACCCGACACAAGAAAGTAAATGGAAAAACATTAATACTGTTGGTGAAAAATATGCAGAACCCATTGCATATGATAAGGGTTCGTTGGCATATCAATTACAACAGACACAAACCGCCTTGGCTGCAAAAACCCTAGAGTTAACAGAAGAGAAAAATAAACAAAAGACAGGAACAGATGCAAGAATACAGACGTTAACAAATGAAATTACTAAGGCAAACCAAACACTTGCTACTTTAAAAAGCAATCATGCAAAGGTTCAAGAAAATTATCTTAAGGATTTGGAAGCGATTAATACAAAAATAAATAATTTAGTTGATTTAATGTAATAGAATTATTAAATATATTTAAATAAATAATTATTAAATTTAAATATATGCAAAACGAAATATGTCTTTGTAATGGTGATAAATTATCAAGTGTTAATCAAATTATTTATTTATGTTCAGTTGTTCCTTTTACTATAATTTGTTCGATTATTTTAAGTTCTATGTTTGTAGAAAAATATATATGGCGTCCTTATGTTAAAAAGTCTTTGCTTGAAACAAATGATATGGATTTTTTTGAAGAACAAGTCGTGCCAGAAATTTATACAGAAAAATATTTATTTGATGATAATATCGATGATGAACCTGAACGTGAAAATTATGATAATCTTACTGTGTTAGAATCTACTCCACATGGAAATGTTATTATGAATTATTATAAAAAAGATGAAATATGGCAGTATTGGGTAGATAAAAAACACAAAAATAATATAACCTATGATGAATTAGATACTGTTTGTAGAAAATTTTGTAAAACATATAATTGTAAGTGTTTATATATTGATAAAAAAAAGGATATTGAAGAACAAAAACAAGAAATAAAAAGAAAGAAAGAGAATGAGGAAATGAAAAGGGAAGATCAACAAATAGAAAAAGAAGTAAATAGTGATGATGAATTATTTGTTAAAGCAAAAATTTCAACAAATAAAAAAACAAAAACTAGTGTAATTTGTGCTAGAAAATCGAATAAGTATAAATATATGGGATCCATGAGTGAATTTCCTGCTTTCACTATTAAAAGAGAAATTAAAAATGAGACAAAAGAACTAGGCTGGTTAGCGTGGAAAACTGCATCACGTTAAGAATATTAGTGCTTTTTTTTTAGTGCTCGTTTTTTAGTTCTTTTTTTACGTTTTTTTCTTTTTTTTTTAGATTTTCTTTTATTTCCTCCGACTTTAGTTGTAAGTTGAGGAGTTGTATTAGTAAGTTGAGGAGTTGTATTAGTAAGTTGAGGAGTTGTATTAGTAAGTTGAGGA